ATTCATTTACATTAGTAACTGACAATCCTATTGTTGATTTTGTAACTTCTACATTCTTACAAGTAGGTATTGAACTAGAATTAGTTGATGCTGCTATTGGTGAGTTTGATCAAGACTTATTAGGTTTACCTAGACTTGGTGAAAAAATCACAATGTTTGAATCTTTAGGATCAGCATATGGTTATGAGCACAAAATTACAGAATGGGCTGATGACAAAATGATGATAGATGCTTCAGGTAAGCCTCTTGACATTTTAGTATATGCTCCACAAAGACGTAACCAATTACCTTTAACTCGTAATGATGTTAAATGGGAGCCATTTATTGAGTTCTGGATGCGTAAATCTATGATTGAACTTAAAGTTAAACGTATGATTTGGGCTAAGCCTGGTACAGTTAAAACTAATGGTTCTAAACAAGAATTGAAACGTACATCTGCAGGTGTTTATCACAGAATGCGTAACAATGGAAACTTGGTACAATATAATAGAGGAGAATTCTCTGCTAACTTGATTCGTTCAGTATTTGGAGATTTGTTCTACAGAAGAGTGGATGTTAAAGACAGAAGAGTTAAAATGTACACTAATGAAGCTGGATTCGATGTATTCCAACAAGCTTTGAAAAATGATGCGTTAAATTCTGGTCTTACATTTATGGCTGATTCTGGAAACAGATATTTACAAGGAGAAGGACAACACATCACTTACAACTTTGCATTTGATGCAATGGTTACTCGTGAGACTGGTCGTGTTGAGCTTATTCACTTGAAAGAACTAGATTTACCACAATCTAACTTAGAATTTGGACAAAACAAAAAAAGCACACCAGTATTTATGGTGTTTGATGTTTCTCCAATGTCTGATGGATCTATGGTGAATAACATTAGAGAAGTACGTATGAAAGGTGCTCCTTCTATGACATGGGGATATATTGATGGTACACGTCATCACTTAGGGTTTGCAAAATCTCAAGGTATGTCAAGTGCTAACAAATTCCCAGGATACGAAATTTGGATGAAAGACAGATGTGATGTATTTATTGAAGATTTGTCAAGAACTGTGTTGATTGAGGAAATCCCACAATTTTAATAAAATAACAGTAGTTACTACGCCAAGAAGAATAATAACTTATATCAAGTTGTAGGCGTACCAGAGTAACTCATTTATCTGAGAAAGATCCCCTTGTACCCACTCCCTCCTAAAGGGGATTGATCTCAAACAGAATGATGAATACTAGACTACATGTCTGTATTGCATTCCCTTCGATGGGAGCATTCTGCAAAATATAAACCAATTATTAATTAAATAAACTACATATGGGCAAAGTTGGAAAAATATCTACTCTAAAAAAAGAGTATACAACTTCACAATTACAGACAATGCAAAGTAATCTTGCATCAAAAGGTATGACAAGAATTCCTGGAACAGGAGTGTTTAAATATCCTTACAAAGAATTAGATGGTCAGTATAGAACAGGACTAGATCCAAATGCTTCTTACATTAGAAGAATTGCTGATCCTACAGAAAGAGAACTTGAAGTTGAAAGAGTAACAAAGTTACGTGCTAAACTAGAGTCTAATTTAGGAGATATTGATTTAGGACCAAGATCTAAATTTTGGAACTATGGACTTTCTACTTCTACAGAAGATTATAATCACGTACAACCTGTAAAACTATTAGATGGTGATAATTTCTTTGATCTTTCTATTCCTTTTCAAGAGATAGCTTTTTCATGGTTAAGAGTGCATCCAACTATTGCAAGTTCTTATCAAGCATGGGAAAGAGGTGATTTTTCTGCAGAGACACAGTTTTATGTTGTTGATGATGAAGTTGAAAGTGGAATCATCTTTAAGAAAAAACAATTGATTAACAAAGCTATTGTTAAGTTTGATAGTATGACTCCTGAGAAAAAACGTAAAGTTGGTAGACTTTTAGGCTTACCAGTTACAGAGGATACTAAAGAAGAAATTGTTTACAACCAAGTAGATAATATGTTAAAACAATCAGAGTTTAAAACTGGTTCATTCCAAGGATTAAATCCTGTTGAAGTGTTTAACAGATTTGCTGATATGAAAGAAAACTTGCTCCATATTAAAGATTTAGTTAAACAAGCAATTACACATTCTATTTATAGAGTTAAACCAAATGGTAAAGTTTATGAAGGAGAATTTGAAATTGCTAAAGATGAAGAAGATTTAGTAAAATTCTTAGTCGATGATGATAATCAAGATGAGTTAATCACGCTTGAAGGAAAATTAAAAACTAAAAAACTAGCTGCTGTCTAAGTGGTTAGTTTTTAAAAATATAAAACATGATACCAGTAGATAGTTTATTATACAAGATTGATCAACGTCTAAATAAGCTATCAACTAATGAACATCAACAGATTCAGCTTGAAGATAAAATCTTAGCCCTTAATGAAGCTCAGATTAAGTTAATAAAGCAAAAAGTTGATAACATTAGCACTGTTAGTCAAATGGGGCTTGATTCATTCAAGAAACGCTATGAAGATTTACAAAGTCTTGTAGTTGCCTATAATGATGGAATTCTTCCATTAACAATTAAAAACCCTGATATAAATCAGTGGAAAGCTAACATACATGTTTTAGAACCTAAATATATGTTTTATATAGATTCATATGTTTTAGCGAATAAAGGGATTTGTAAAGATAGAAAGATTTGGATTAATAGAGACTTAGCTAAGCATGGTGATTTACAGTTTATTTTAAACAATACACATTACAAACCAAGCTTTGAGTATCAAGAAACATTTAACTTTCTATCCTCAGATGAGATAAGTATATTTACAGATGGTACATTCACACCAACTAAAATATGTATAAGTTATATGAGATATCCAGTTTACATTGATAAAGAAGGGTATATTAAATTTGATGGAACACCTTCTATAGATGCAGATTGTGAACTAGAAACATATCTAGAAGATGAATTACTAGATTTGACAGTACAAAACTTAGCTATGTTTACAGAGAATCAAAGTGCAGTACAAAATGCACAATATAGAATACAAACAAACGAATAATTTTTAACACTTAATAAATAAATAAAATGGCTGATTTTTCATTAAACACACTATTTGTTGTCCCTTTAGATATGACAATAGCGAGTAGTGGTTCGACACAAGATCTTATTGCTGGAAAAGTAGGATTTTTTAGAAGCGATTACACTGTAGCAACTTCAGGTAACATCGCAGCTTCCCCATATTTTTATGTGGCACAAGGAAGAGAAAACACGTATTTACAAGGAACAAAAAGATCTGACAAGATCAAAGGGTGTCCTTCAGGTTCAGGTTGTAATTCAAATATTACAGAATTTTACAAAGTAACTGGTTGTCCAACACCTGTAACGCAAGTTACTGATGTTGATGGCTGGAATGTACATTGTGGTGATGTTGTAACATTAACACTTCGTGGACATTCTTCTTATTTAGATACATTGTATTTCAATGGATTTACACGTTCAGTAACTGTACAAGCTCCTTGTTGTGATTGTGGTGGTGATCCTTGTGATACAGTAGATGTTCCTGCATTAATTGATGCTTTCATCTTGAAACTTACTCAACAAGCTTCTGGTATCAACCCTGATAACATTAGTTTAAACAACTTCTATCAATTCCAAAGAATTGGTAATGATGCTGATGCTATTCTTCGTATTTCAGGAAAACCATTAACTATCTATGGACAACCATGTGATGTTGCTGCTTTCCCTTTTGAATTTGACAGAATGTGGTTTAGAACTTTTGTATACAGTGGTCCTGCAACTACAGCTGACTTTATTGTTGCTGATAATTGTAACATTGTTGCTAATGCTGTAATTACACAACGTGCTAGTTATGCTAGAGGAACTGCTGCTGAAATTATTCAACTTGAGAAAAACTTCTATAGCTACCAAGCTGGTTACCTAAAACACCTATACAGAATGGTTGGATACAATGGTAACTTTGAATCTTGGGTAAATGGTGCTTCAACTTATGATACTTACTACATTAAATTTAATGAGTACGATAAATCAGCTTACCAATGGGGTGATTACATCATGCAAGATTCTCAGGTTATAATTGCTGCTGTATCAGGTTCAACTGAGTCAACTGCTATTACAACAATTTTAAATGCTGCTTTAGGAACTGTTCCAGAATCTGGAGATACTTGTATTACTACAACTTCAACTACTACTACTGTATGGCCTTCTACTACTACTACTAGTACGTTGATTCCTTAAGAAACTTTTTTTAATAAATAATCTATACCAGAGGAGAGGATATTCCACATTCCTCTGGTATTTTTTTTTAAATTTATATGAGCAACTTACTATTAAATATAACAATTGTTCCTACCTTTGATGTACAGAGTTTATCTATATTAGATATTTCTACATATCCTAATCCAATACCATTACCTATACCAGTTTATACAATGGAGATAACAGTTCCAGGATTTGAAGCTGTTGTTGTTCCTTTTACACCATTAAGTTTAAATGTGTATTTTTCAGATACATTAGAAATAACTGAACCAGGAATTCAACAACCTTTACCTGATGGAATATATTATTTTAAATATAGTACAGATGCACTAGGATATCCTCCTGCAGAAAGAACTATAATGCGTGTAGATAGACTTCAAGCAAGATTTGATGAAGCATTTATGCAACTTGATATGATGGAATGTGATCAAGCTATTAAAACACAAAGTAAAGTGGAACTATCAACAATATATTTCTTTATTCAGGGTTCAGTAGCTGCTGCTAATAACTGTGATCCAATCACAGCTAATAAACTATATAACAAAGCTTCCAAAATGTTAGATACATTTATCAATAACAACTGTGGATGCTCAGGAAATAATTATCAAATTAACTTTCAATAATAAATATTATGGCAGCTTGTAGTAAGTGTGGGACACAAGAAGGATGTGGGTGTCAATTAAGACAAGGACTTTGTGGTGCTTGTTATTCTTTAGTACATAAAATAAAAACCTTTTGTATAAATGCTTTATCCTAAACAAACTAATTGCACAGAGTGTGGAAACATAGACTCTTTGCTAAAAGATATAGATTGTAAATTAGCTCAGCTTTCAAATACTATGTATAATAACATAGTATTTATGTTGAATAAAACTATTTCTGGTACAGCAATATTTGATTTATTACAATATAAAAGAATTTTATATTACAAACAAATCAATCCAGATTATGTTTGTAATTATTCTGTTAATATGATTACAAGTAAAGTGAAGTTATTAGCTTCTAATTGTGTAAAAAATTGTTTTGATGCTCCACCAATAAGAGTTACAACAACAACTACTACAACACCTTGTCCAACTACTACTAGTACCTCTACCACTACAACAACTACTACAATAAAAGTAATTGATTGTGGAGAAAGCTCAGAATTTACTGAAGGTGTTTCTTACCCAACTACACAATCAATAACATTAGGAAGTGTTATAGGAACTGTAGTTTTAGATTATGACACTCAAGGTATACCTGATAGATTTATTGTAGAATGGAATGGTAATGTTGTTATTGATACAGGCTATAGAGGTTCTAATGCTTATGATTTTGGTGGACCCTCTCGTACATCTTTTAATAGTTATTTAACTGGAAAAATTGACCCTATTACATTAATTACATATCCAAACTTTACCAATTATCCTCTTGATGGATACCCAAGAGTTTTATCACCTGAAGCAGGAACAGCATTTTTTGTTAAAAATTTACCAACTAGTACTTCAGCAACAGTTAAAGTATATTCCCCTACACCTAGTAAAGTTTGGCTTTATACACTTTTTTGTCCAGCTACTACTACAACATCTACAAGCAGCACTACCACAACTACATCTAGCACTACCACAACTACAACAACTATTCCTTGTGTAAATTGTGTTGAAGCTTCTGTTACAATAGGAGATCAAATATGGGATAAATGTAATTTAAATGTAGAAACTTATAGCGATGGTACACCTATACCACAAGTAACAGATAATGCTACCTGGGCATCATTGACAACAGGAGCATGGTGTTACTATAATAATGACCCTACAAGCGAAGCAGTTTATGGCAAGCTTTATAATTGGTATGCTGCTGCAGGTATTTATGATGCAGCTTCATTAGCTAATCCATTACTACGAAAAAATCTTGCTCCAACTGGAAGTCATGTTCCAACAGATGAGGAATGGACAACCTTAATTGCCTCTTTAGGTGGCGCATCAGTTGCTGGAGGAAAAATGAAAGAAATACAATTTTGCCATTGGGTTGGACCTAACCTTGCTACAAATGAAAGTGGTTTTACAGCTTTTGGAGCAGGTTATCGACAAGAAGTTATTGGAACGTTTGTTAATCTTGGTTTAAATGGTGTTTTTTGGAGTTTATCAGAAAATATTAGTAATACTGATCGTGCTTGGTATCGCTTATTAATTTATACTGCTACTACTGTAAGTAGGGCATCAACCTTTAAGGTTGGAGGGTTTTCAATACGTTGTCTTAGAGATTAAAAATAAAAGTAATAATTTTTAAAATTACTTTTTACTAAAAATTAATAAAATAAAATAATATATTATGTCTTGTACAAATTGTTTTAATGGATGTACAGAAATTACATCAGATAAATGTGTTAAATACACAGGAGCAGATATTCCTACACTAGGAATTCAAAATGGTGATACGTTACAGTTTGTAGAACAAACTTTAGCTGAGTTTTTAATTAATGCATTAAATGGATCAGGCATTAAACCAAATATAGATCCTACAATTATATGTAATGCTGTAAGTGCTAATCTTCCTACATGTGGAGAATTTACTATTATAGATCTTATTTCAGGATTGATTAAATCTGTATGTGATCTTCAAGAACAAATAGATGTAATTATTGTAGATGTACAAGAAATAAATAGTGTATTAGCAGAATTAAATGCTTTTTATGATATTCCTTCTTCATGTTTTACAGGAGTTACAATAGATGCTGAAAGCACACATTCTGTATTACAAGCATTACTAGACAGATTTTGTGCTCTTGTTATTAGCCTTCCTAATACATATGTAGCTTTAAATGGTCCTGGAGGTATACAAGATATTATAACTCAAGCTTTAGAAGATGAAGGGCTTATAGG